GGTCAAAGGCGGACAATGGGCGAAAAGTCCGGCCATGCACAATGTATGCAGCGTTTACATTGACCCCGTTTGTCAAGGGAAGGTCAATCAAAACAACCTGGAATAATGACGCCCATGTCATTATTGAATGCCGTTCACTTAGTGAATGCTGTTCACATAGTGAATGCACTTCACGGAATGAAGGCCGTTCACCTAGTGAATGCCGTTCACAGAACACCTAGCGTTCACGGAATGAACGTCGTTCACACAATGAATGCCGTTCACACAATGAACGTCGTTCACGTAGTGACTAGGGGTCACACAATGAATGCTAGTCACTTAGTGACCTCTATTGACACTTCAGGTCCGGTATTGACATGGCAAGACCCCCCCTGTCACGCGCACGCCCACGCAGGAACCACCCCCCCCAAGGGCCCACATGCCGACCGAAGGGAGGTAGAGTCCCTCCAGACCCCTAACCAAAAATCGAATTTCCAAAACTCCTCCCTGGTCAGAACAGGTCACAGATAGTCAGGCTAGGAAACATAGCTTAGCATCTAGGTCACCCACGGTCAACCCTTTGCTTTGGGTTAGTTTTTTCTACCGTTAGGAATGCTCTTTTTGATAGTAGCGGTAGAACGGTAGAAAAACGGTAGAACGATTATTCTACTTTCTAACTCTATTATAGTTGTTTTCTACCGTTTCTACCGATAAAATAAGACATCAATAAATAATAACCAAACTCTTTCACACACACCCCACACACACCTGTGTGTTTTTTTTTCTACGAGCACAAAACATAACAAAGTGCGGTAGAAAGGCCTTTTGGGCCATAGCCCAGGGGGCAAGGGGCATAATCGTTCTACCGATAGAAATCCTATCGGTAGAAAACTCTCGTAGCGGTAGAAAACTCTCGATAACCAAGGGTCCAGCGTTGGCCCATTTTGCGTTTTCTACCGATAGCGAAGACGACTTCTACCGATAGCGGTAGAGGACGAAGTCCGACAAGCTCTGGCAGTCCTAGCCACAACTGTACCCCAGGTGAAGGCTGCGGCGGCCCCCAGTCCGTTGGGGTCCCAGCAGAAAAGTTGAGGAAGTTGTTTGACGGGGTAGGACAATTCCGATACCATGTCCCCACACCCTAGTTGGAGATAGTCCATGCTTCCAGAGACACCCCTGCTCTACACCTTCGAGTCCGCTGGCCAGATCTTGGGCCTCAGTGCTCGCACCGTTCGCCGCCTCGTGGAAAGGAAGAAGCTCCGAGTCATCGTCTTGGGGATTGGGTCACGTACAACCTCGAAACGCATCCCCCGCACGTCCATCGTAGACCTCCTGAGCGCCTCCGAGCCTGATACAACAGACGCCTCTGACAACTAGGTCCCCAGCCTAGAACACCATCCCCCCACAGAGGCGCATAATGCAGGTTCCCCCTGACCCAGGATCTCCAGAAGAGGTCCTGGCCTACCTCACTACGCTCTACCCTGAGCGTAACGCCGTCCTTGAACTCCGAGCCCTCGGGGTACCACAAGGCAGAAGAACAACTACCTTCTCGGGGTTCTTCGATGACTTCTCAGCCCTAGCCCGGGACGCTGTCCACTTAGACCAGCAAGGGGCTACGGGCATCTACGTCACGTTGAACCCTGTCAACCCAGCCTTGCTGGCGCGCTGCTCCAACAAGGTCCGAATGGCCGAGAAGGGAGGAGGGACGCAAGACAAGGACATCGTTGAGCGGAAGTTCCTGTTCGTTGACATCGACGCAGACAGGCCCTCGGGTATCTCGGCCACCCACGAGGAGAAGGGGTCTGCCGCAGCCGTACTCAAGGATGTCGTCCTCTGGGCAGAAGAGCAAGGTTTGCCCTACCCTACGGTCGCAGACTCGGGCAATGGCTTCCACCTTCTCTGGCGGCTTAAGGCAGAGGCCGAGACAGAAGGCCATGAGAATCCCAAGAAGGACAGACAGAAACTCATCCAGTCCTTCCTACATTATCTGGACTTCCGCTTTGCCCAGCGCGGGGTTCTTATCGATCCCTCGGTGGTTAATCCGTCACGGATCATTCGGTTGTACGGGACTCATGCCCGAAAGGGGGAGGACACGGAGAGTCGGCCTCACCGGAGAGCCCGCATCCTCCGAGCAGGAGACACCCGGCCAATCTCCTGGTCGAACCTACACGCGCTCCACAAGATGTCGCCCAGAGCGTCGGGGCTCAAGCGGGATGAGGCCAAGTCTACGCAGTTGGACATGTGGCTCCATCGCCACCAAGTTCCTGCCCATGGGCCTATCCCTTGGGCCAACCTTGGCCGCAAGTGGGTCTTCTCCGAGTGTCCCTGGGACAAGAGTCACACCGATAGCAGTGCCTACATCGTTCAGCTCCATACCGGGGGTATCGCAGCCGGGTGCCACCATGAGGACTGCCCAGGCAATGAGCGTGATAGCAAGAACCGGGCAATGGGTTGGCGGAAGCTACAGAAACGCTTTGGCAAGCTTGGGAGCAATCCCACTGCGGCAACCACTGCCGCAGCCCCTTCCACAACCTTGTCCCCGGGCCTCACGGACTTGGGCAATGCGAAGCGGCTCGTCCGCCACTACGGGGAAGACCTCCGATTCGTCGGGGACTGGAACAAGTGGGTCTACTGGACGGGCCTTCAGTGGAAGCAGGATGACGACCTGCCATATCATCTGGCCACTAACCTCTCGACCTTCATCTTCGCGGAGTCTAACGCCGCCAAGGCAGATGACCCCGACAAGGCCACCCTCCTCAAGAAGTTCGCGCTTAGAGCTGAGTCCAAGGCTGCCATGCAGGCCTCGGTGGGGCTTGCCAAGGTTGACCCTAAGCTTCGAGCGGAGGGGGTCTTCTTCGACAGGAACCATCACCTACTCTCGACCCCAACGACAGCCATAGACCTCCGGTCTGGGGTTCTGCTAGACCACGACCGTTCCCACGGTATCACCTGCCTTACGAACGTCTCTTACCAAGAGGAGGCAGAGTGTCCCCAGTGGGAAGAGTTCGTACACTGGATGATGAGTGGTAACGAAGCTCTGATAGACTACATGCAACGGCTCGTGGGCTACTTCGCTACAGGTGAGGTTCAGGAGCAAGTCCTTGTCTTCTTCGTCGGCGACGGGGCAAATGGCAAGACCACCTTCATCAATGTGCTGCTGAAGTGTCTAGGTGCAAACTATGCTTCACCAGTCCCAGCTACAGTCTTGGTCCGGTCTAATGTAGACCAGCACCCAACGCATGTCGCGGACCTACGGGGGAAACGGCTTGGAGTTGTCTCGGAGTTGGACCGGTCGAGCGTCCTGAACGAGGGACTCGTCAAGCAGTTGACGGGGTCGGACCAGATCAAGGCCCGGTTCATGCGGAAGGACTTCTTCAACTTCGACCCGACCCACAAGCTCTGTGTCTTGACGAACCACAAGCCTCTCATCCGAGGCACGGACCATGGGGTCTGGCGACGTATCCACCTCGTGCCTTTCGAGCAGACGATCTCGGAAGACAAGATGGACTTCCGGCTTGAGCAGAAGCTCCTCGATGAGGGGCCTGGGATCTTGAACTGGATCATCGAAGGCGCAAAGCAATGGTACGAGCAAGGCTTGTGTCCCCCCGAGGAAGTACGGGCCGCTGTGGAGAAGTACCGGAAGGAGTCGGATTGGCTGGGGGAGTTTCTCGAAGAGAGGACCGCGCCTCAAGACCAGGGACGGCTACCTGTGATGAGTCTGTACGCAGCCTACCAGGAGTGGGCCGAGGACCGAGGTGAGAAAGTCTACGGGGCAAGGTCCTTCTCGAAGGCAGTCCGCGAGCGGGGCTACGAGAAGATTGTCGCCAAAGAGAAGGTGGGCAGTACCTGGCGTAGCCTCAAGTGTTGGCGTGGCTTGCGTCTCGTGTCCGTCTTCGACGGGGCAGACCGTAGCCCGAAAGTACGGATAGATCCAAATAATTGGCATTAGGGGTGGGACAACATGGGTAGGAAATCAAGGCGGATCCCAGCCAAAGGTAATCCGGTGCTTCGCCCCGGGTCTTGCTGTGACCCAGTACCCTTACAGCCCTCGGGCTTACTACACGTACTACTCCATGCGCCCTCGGAAATTGAGGAGCTACGGTTCGGGAGGACCTCACGCTGGGATGGGTTCTACCTCGCTGCGGTGTGCCATCGACGGAAGTATTACCCTTGGATGCAGCTTTCCCAAGGCAGACCGAAGAAGGCGATCTGGGATTGGATCGAACGGTCCCCCGCTGTCGCGGAGTGGGTCCTCTCGGACGAGTCTTTCCGAGCCCCGAGGGATTGGCCCGACTCGGTCCTTGCCGCCTTTGGGCAAGTACCCATCCCCGAGCCTGTGGATTTCGCCAACATAGATTGGGGAAAACATAGGTGGCTACTTGCAGACCATAATATAGCGGTACTTCAGGCCTATACCTTTGGGGTGGACATCCCTACCCTCAAACAGATGCTCCAGACTTCCGACAAACAGGTCCATGCCCAACTTGCCCAAGGGGTTCGGACACTGTTGGAGTACCCCACGTTCAAGCTCTGGTGTACCCCTATTGACTGGAAGTACATGGTCATCCCCGAGGGTCTGGGTAGTGATATCTTTGAGCAAACAATCATGGCCTCTACTCTACGGAAGAACCCCTTTGCCGCACCAGCTTGGGCCTCGGAGGTGGTAGTGACCACGTTGGCCTATGGGGCTTATGCTAGGAGTGATGTTCCGAAGAAGCTCCTTCTGGCCCGGGAGTTTCGGACTCCCCCATTTCTTGTGGCTCCCCCCTGAATACAGTAGAGTGTCCCCATGGCAAAGAAATCTTCCTCGAAGTCGGTCGGTCGTCCACGGAACCCCCCAGCCGGGGAGTGGACCCAGTGGTTGAATCTTGTTCCACAGGACAAACGCGAGGGCGTGGCTAAGGAGCTAGAGAAGCACAAGGTCACCGATTACGAGGGGTTGATTGCATTCTCGCAAGCCATGATGATCAACCTACTCCGTGGGACGATTGCCCCCGAGATATCGCGGGAGATCAAGAGCTGGACCCAGTTGATCTTCACCATGGTCTCCACCCAGCAAGGGGACGCCGGTTCGCCAGACAAGGCGATTGAGCAGGTTCTGTCGGCCCTAGCTACCGTGGCCAAGTCGGCCCCTAAGCTTCAGGCAACCTACACCGTGGTTGAGGCAGTGCCTATCGAACCTGAACGAATCTTGCTCAAAGCGAATGAGAAGTGAGCGACACCCCCCAACAAGGGATCGAGGCGCTACGCGACCCCGCCATTTCCCTACGGGCCTATGGACAACTCATTGATCAGGCCTCGGGGGATGCACGCCTTTATGACCCCCATGCAATCACCCATAAGCTCCAAGAGACCATCGTTGGGTATGTCTCGGAGCCTCCGAGAACGGAGTTCGGTCAGGTCAAATGGCTCAACTTACTCGGCTACCGGCAGGGTGGCAAGAGTCTGACGGCAGAGTTATGCGGCTACGTCAAGACGGCTTACAGTCCCGGCTATGATGCCGTCTGCATTGCTGATAATCGAGAGCGCGCCGAGTATCTGCACCAAAGGGTGCACTACTGCCACAAACGGTGGCCCGAGATTATTCGTACTGGTACCATTTCCACCCGTGAGGTACGGCAGCTAACCTTCGAGAATGAGGTTGGCGGGAAGATGCGCGTCCTCACGGGTGATGGTGATGCCGTTGGTATCGGGCAGTCTCCCGACTTTTTCCATGGCAGCGAGCTTGCATACTGGCGTAGTGCGGCAGAGCAATACTCATTGATCTACCCTTCCATGATCAACCGGGACCACGCCCTGATGATTCTGGAATGCACGCCATGTCCCATGGATGCCCCGTCCGCCGAGTGGTGGATGGACAAGTGCCGTGATGCACAGAGAGGGCATGGCCGAGACCTCTACGCCTTCTTCCCCTTCTGGGACGGCAAGCTCAACCAACGCCCCTGGCCCACGGGGGCCCAGATGCACAAGGAAGAGCTACAGTTGATGGAGCTATACGGGGGCAAGGGACTAACGAAAGAGAACCTTGCTTTCCGCCGTCTGATGATGGATACCGACCCCAAGATTCGTCGGAACCCAGACCTGTTCAAGGTCTACTACCCCTTCGATGATGTGACCTGTTGGTTGGCGTCAGCCGGGGGTGTCATTCATCCGAGCTTGCTCAAGCGTCACCATGCCCGGAAGCTCATTCCATGGCAACCACCCTACATGGAGTACGAGCCCCCGGAAGCAGGGGCCACCTACGTCATTGGCGTAGACCCGGCTGGCTATGCAGCACGGGACCACGCGGCTTTTCAAGTGCTGAAGTGTTACGATCGGGAATGGACACAGGTGGCGGTTTATGCGGCTATCACCGATCCTATTCCGTTTACGCGGAAGCTCCTACAGGTGGCCGAACGGTACAACCACGCTCTGGTAGGGGTCGAGTCCAACGGGGTCGGAGCTGCGGTGATCGCGCTGCTTCAGGACGCCGGGCTCAAGAATCTGTACCACGAGAAAGCCTACAAGCCCGGGATTGCGGCTACGTCGAAGTCTATAAACGAGATGCTCTCCTGGCTACAGGATGCACTCAAGGACGAGCTGATTCTCCACGACGCAGACACGGTGGCCCAGTTGACGAGCTACCGTCACGATAAGAGCACGGAGAGGACGGCCACCTCCGAGGCCTTGCGCCGAGATGGCGCAGGACGCGGACGCAGGGAGCGACACCACTGGGACAAAATCTCGGCCCTCCAGATTGCCGTAACCCTCGCCAGGCGGGCCCCCACACGACATAAGCGAGAGACTCTGGATAATGTGATACCGCTTTTCCATGAGATGCCTTACGATAGGCAACGAAAGTACCTAGATCAAGTTGAGAAGAGTAAGAAGAACGATCGGCGTCGTCGCCGAGCGTCTTACCCCCGTCGGAGGAAATGATGGCCAAGGAAATCGCTTACGAAAAGTATGGGGCCAAGAAGCATACTATGCTGCCCGCCACGAAACGGAAGCAGGCGAAGGCCAGGAAGGCGGAAGAGAAAGGGACAAAGGCCAAGAAGGAGGACAAGTCAAAGCAACGGGAAACGAGGGTCTCATCGAAGGCTAAGGCCACGCAGGGCAGCAGTGGGGACTCCCAGTCTTCGGATAAACCCGCAAGTATGGCTACTGGTACACCACGTACTGCGTCCAAGCAGGAGTATCGGGATGCACAGCGCGGCTGGCATGTTCGTCAGGGGGCGGAGGATGATCGAGGTTGGCGAGACCTCACGAAGGAGGAGAAGGCCGAAAAGCAGGCGGACTGGGCTAAGCGAAGAGCTGATCTTGATACAGACTATCCAAGCTCTGCGTTGCCCGACACCTGGACTGGTACACGCGGACATAGCGATGCCCCAACACCAGGCGACTCCGATGTACTGACGGACCCCAATGACGGTCGGTATCAGTACCAAATCCTAGCTAACGATAAAATCAAGATCGTTGCCGCCCCAGATGACACGGACTTCAAAGGGATGATTCTCGATGACCCGACCTCTAAGGCGTATAAGGCCATCATGGGGGTCTTCAAATCGGGTGAGAGTCCTAGTGCCGGTACGGGTGGCGCAGACCCTACAGATAGGGTTGATTCGAGCGGGTCTGGGCCAGGAACGTCCGAGCCAGCCGACGATCTTTCCTTCTCGTCCCGTGACGTAGCTGACCGAACCTGGGACCAGTATTATGGTGACTCTTTGGAGACCACGCCCCCCGATGGTCCTTATCAGGATTGGTCCCACCTAGACCCCAAAGGCCAAGTCGAAATGGAGCCTCTTACAACTACGAGCGATCCTACAGTGATCGAGGCCGGGGAGGGGGAAGAGCCTCCCCCTCAGTCAGACCCTGAACCCCAGTATTTGTCTGGCGATGAGGGCGCAGCCGCCCACAAAAAGTGGGCAGAGTCGCACCCCAGCTCTGAGCAGGTGGTGCCGGAAGATCAACCGGTGGCTGCGCCTGAGTCTGCGCCTGATGTAGTGTCCAGCGACACCTCGGCCTTGGATGATCTTGCAGATATTCGCCCCGAGGGTCTGGGAAGTCGCGCCCTCGATGATGAAGCAATGCCTGCTTCCGCTACAGATGCCGCTCGTATGGCTCAGGCGCGTGAACTCCCCCGTAGACTAGGTGAGTCGCCGCCCGAGGATTTTGATGTGGGCCAGTACGAGCATAACCTTCCCCCTCAGTCTGCGGCTGGAGCTGCCGGTCAACCTAAATACGCAGGGACAACGTCAGATCAAGAAGACAACCTTCGTCGATTGCGTGAGATGTATAAGACTGAAGGGGTTGAGACGGCACCGAATCTAGGCGAGTCACCGCCTGCGGTCGATGATACTATGGACCAGCACGAGTACAACCTTCCCCCTCAGTCAGAGCAGCCAGACCCCATGGGGCGCAACCAGGCTGTGGATCTGGCTTGGGAGAAGGACCTGGCAAACCGAAAGTCGGCACTAGACAGGCACCGGGGTGATCTCTTCGACGAAACAGGTACCCCCAGAGCAGGCCAGTTCCCGGCAGGCCATGAGTTCCGAAAGCCTGGTGATCTACTAGGGGCCGATCAACCAAAATCGGTGTTGGATGAATATCGTGGGGACTTCTTTGATGCGTCAGGCGCACCTCGGGCGGGACAGTTCCCCTCAGAGCATGAGTTCTACTCTGGGGACGACCCCATGGGGACCAAGGCCGCAGTGGATTTGGCTTGGGATAAGGACGAGTTGTTACGGTTGGTGCGAGGCAAGTCAGATGAACAGAGGGCCATGGTCTCGGGGATCCTGAAGGGGAAGCACGGGGCAGAGCTTGCTGCTGCCATAAAGCGTATACGCTCTATCATTTCGCGGGGAGAGAGTTGATTTTCCCCCTCTAGGAGAGACCCATGGCGTTGAATGGCGAGCAGATCGCAGGCATCATCAAGTCCCACCGCAGACAGCGGGAGAAGGACCTGAAGGACTGGGACAAGTACCGGGCTTGGTACTTGTCCGAGTATTGGAGTGCGAACGAGGACATTCCGCATGGGGCAGCCCCGGAGGACCGAGGCCGTGAGGCAGAGACGAATCTGGAGACGAACTATCCCTACGCCTACATCGATACGATGATCTCCAACATCTGTCCGACCAATCCCCAGGTCACCGTCACGGCCCGCCAAGAGAAGTTCCGTCCCGCAGGTAAGTTCCGCGAGGCTGTCATCAATGACTGTTTCCGTAGGAACAAGCTACATAAAAGATTATGGGCCTGTGCTACCGATGGTAGCCTCTGCGGGCGGGGGTTTATGAAGACGGTCTGGAATTTTGATCGTAACACTCCCGAGACATTCGTTATTGACCCACGGCATGTGTTCTTCGATAAGGCTGCTACCCGTTGGCGGGATATCCGCTACCTCATTGAGGTCACGGTGTTGACCGAGGATGAGTTCAAGAATCGCGCAAAACGGAAGCGTGACGGCAGTGGAGCCCACTACCGCCCATCCGTGGCGAAGCTCGCGCAGGCGTCGGGGTACCCCCAGTGGCTTGAAGATCGAAGCCGTGATGAGGGGACTGTGGATAAGGCTACGAAGGCCTACTATCGGTGGATTACAGTCTATGAGGTCTACGATTTCGTGGGCGACCGGTACTTCCACGTACTCGATGAGGTGGATGAGCCCCTGTTTGAGTCGGACCTACCCTTCAAGTATGTACGAAATCCCTTCAGTATCCTGACGTTCAACGACAACAAGACCGACCTCGGAGGTCTGTCGGACGTTCGCCTCATTGAAGGGGCCCAGGCACGGCTTAACGAGATTGACACCCTGGAGCTGTGGCACGCCTACACCTCCATCCCTGTGCTGCTTTTGAATACTGCTCTGGTAGATGACCCCGAGTCGTTCATGTCCATGATTCAGGATGCGAACCAGCCGGGACAGATTGCCCATTTGCAGGCGAAGAACAATGCCCCCCTACGGGATATCATTGGTCAAACGCCACTCCCCCAGTTGGATCCTAGCTTCGGGAAGATGAGGGATCGGTCTACCCAGATCATTGAGTTCATCTTGGGCATCCCACAGTACAGCCGAGGTGTCGTCGGTGTTGCCGATGTGGCCACCGAGGTTGCTTTGGCGGATACCGCGACTCGTACCCGTAATGGCAAACGCATCAAGCAGATGACCGATGTTTGCTCCGAGACGGGGAAGAAGATCGTGGGCCTCTACGAGGAGTTCCTCCCAGAAGACTCCGAGTTGGCCATTCGTCTGACCGACAGTCGGGAGGTCTTGGTTGTTTCTCGTCGTACAATGGCCCTGGCAAAGGATCGACCCGTTGGTGAGGAGCCACTCGACTACGATTATGACGCCGTGGCTTACTCCCCAACGGAGAATCATCGGATCGTTCAGCTCAAGAACCTGGAGAAGTATCTGCCAATTCTGATGCAGTCCCAAGCCGTGAACCAAGAGAAGCTGATGATGAAGCTTCTGGAACTGCTCCAGCTAGGCGACATCCTCAAGACCGAGGAGCCGCCCAAACCGGGCCAGGAGGGCCTAGGGGACGTGCCCCCGGAGATGGCGGCTATGATGGGAGGAGGTGGAATTGCTCCCCCCGGGATGCCGGGGATGGACAATATCGCCACAGGGGCCTTGCCCGAGGGGACTGATGTTCCGATCTCCCCCACCTCTATGGGTGGCCCAGGTGGTCCTGGGGTACCCATGTCCGCTAGGGGGCCTAGACCCCAAGTACCAATAGGAAAATAAAATGGCTAGAATCACCGATACCGCAGTTGCTGGGCTTGAGAAAGACCCTGCCGATTGGCGTGCCAAAGAGGATACAACCCCTGGCCCAATGCCGAAGCGGCCTAGCAGGTCGTCCCCCAAGAAGGCAAAGAAGGCAAAGAAGGCAAGCCCAGAACCGGACCCACAGCCCACAATCGAAGATCTTCGCAACTCGGCTGTAGACAAGGCGTTGGGTGGTCGGGAGATGGATGTCGAGGAGCTAGAGTCTCGGCAGATGGAGCGGTTCCGTGCCTCGGAAGGCGAGGGTGGTGGTGTCTACGCTCCAGGGGGTGGGCGTCGTGCGACAGGCGCGGTGTTTGAGGCTCTCGGGTTGCCGAGCGTAGGTCCAGGCGTGACCCCGACGCGAGACATGGATGATGTTCGTCGTCGTCACGGGGCGATGGAAAGCATCGACGTTCCTGCGGGTGGTGGTCCATCCGAGTACACAACTCGGCATCCCTCGGACCCTCCCTCTCCTTACAAGCACACGTTAGCAGAGGAGGGTTCGTATCATCCCAAGGACCGAACTTGGATGGAGCGCGGCATTGAAGATCGCGGCCCGGAAACCCTCAAGATGTTGGAGGAGAAAGGAGATGCCTCCGCAAGAATGGGGGCTATTGGGGATAAGGGCCGCGCCACTAAAGGTGTGCGGGAGGCCCAAAAGTGGGTTGATCATCATGTTCAGGAACTAGATAACCCCCGTATGTGGAACTACCTAAATACCCCGGATGATTGGCGGCAAGCGCTAACTTGGACACCGGATGATGTGTTTAACGTTTATGGTGCGGTGGAGAAGGAGCTGGCCAAAGAGGTTGGTGGCCTTGAAGCAGCAAAAGCCAATCTCAAGCAGGCTTCCGAGGTAGCGAAGAAGAAGCTGGCAGAGCTGAAGAACCTCCCCAAGATGGCTGACTTCCATCCGAAGGACGCAATCCGGGCGCTTCAGAACGTGGACATCAAGGCAGCGGCCAGGGGATTGGTGGACGACCCCTTTACCCTTATTGCTTTGGCCAACGTCCCAGGCATGATGTTTGTTTCTGGACTTCCTGATACGACAGAGAACTACCGGACCTTGGCGCGAATGGGCTCTGACACTCGGGCTCCTGGCCCACTGAAGATTAGAGATCTCAATCTCGCAGCCCGAGAAGAGCTTTCCAACAACCCCGAGTTGGTCTTGGAACTCTACGAGAGTGGGCACATTTCAGAAGAGCTTCGGAACTTCCTGGATGTTGGGCCTCGGTTTCAGTACGCACCCTTGGAGGAGTAGATGGCCAGTTGGTTTGACAACCTACGGGGGAAGGCTGTTGATGCCGGGATGGGTGAGGCCAAGACAGCCAAGGCCCAAACCAGCCCGGATAAGCCAGGGCCAGATGCCGAGCGCGTTGCTGCGAACCGACGCAGACTGGATAATTTGCGTCAGATTCACGATGATTTGTCTAGTCATAAAAAGTCTCCTACCCCCAAGGCCGAGTCGCCCCAAGAGCAGCAGTTGCGTCGGATGCTTGAACGGTCGCATGAGAACCCAGAGACACCTGAAGAGGCTGCTGCGTGGAAAAAGGCAGATGAGAGCCCCTTCGCGTGGGGAGCGGGGGACCATATCGATATCGCGAGCACGTCGGGGCTGGCTGACAGCTTACCCTCTTACTCAAATCCCACGCCAGAAGAGATAGCGACAGCGCCTGATGATACCTCGCTCGGGTGGCTGGCCAACAGCAACGCTTATGAATACAAAGGGGTTGAAGCCTTTTCTAAGTTCTCGCCTGGCCAGTTGCGTGCGGCGGCAAAAGATGCTGCGGCAGTAGACTACGACACCGACCGGGACGAAATCAAAGTAGCTTCGAGGGGTACCCTGACGAACGAGGAATGGGGAGGCTGGGAGCGAGTGACCTTTGTTCCTAGAGAACCAGGAGAGGATGGTCGCGCTTACCTCATATCACCGGATGGCGTTGCATGGCGCGACCCATGGGGACCAATAAAACGGGAGGAGTAGATGCCAGTCTATGATGTCGCTTGTGATTCGGCCCAGAGCTGTGGCTATTTCGAGGATGTGATCATCCCCTTAGCCCACCTCGACGATGCCATCTGTCCGACGTGTGAGGGCCCTATCCGTCGCCTACCCCGACCTGTGCGTACTGTGGGGCCTATGCCGAGCAAACCGCTAACCATCAAACAGATTGATCGGAGCTTCGAGAGCCCCGCAGAGTTGCGTCAGTATCAGAAAGAGAACCCGGATGCCCAAATCCTTTCCCCTGACTCGAAACAGTGGAAAGCCAAGGTAGCTAGGGTCCGCGCCGATGCTCAACAGCAGGCGAAGAAAGCTGGTTATCGTGATCTTGAGGATATGCAGGCCCGGAAGTGGAACAAGACGCCGGATGGCCGGGCCATAAAATGATTTTGCTCTAGTTCTTGACGTAAAATTTTTCACCCAGTACGGATAGTGCAATGCCTAAAGACGACCCTAGTGCTTATAGCCCCCAGGACGTAGCCCAAGAACTCTTGGCGTTAGACTCTGCCGAGGCGATCGTGACACGCCTTGATGAGCTGGGCTGGGAGCTTGCTCCTTCTGGTCAAGCAGCGGAGGAAGGCATTGGAGACGAAGGCCCCTTTGATGAGGTTATGGGTGGCGAAGGGGACGCTTCAGATTTTGAAGGCGCGGAAGAAGAGATGGAAGAGGACGCGGGTGGCTCCGACGTTCCGATGCCAGTGGGGCCCAAACCTCCGTACCTCACAGTTCTACGCATGAGTGCTGTGGATAAGGCCTTCGATAAACACGGGAAGAAGGGCAAGAAAAAGAGCAAGAAGGGTATGGACGAGGACGGCCTATATGCCTCCTGATGAAGTAAGCACTGCTCCGGTAGCGGTTGAAGCTGCCCCTGCTCCTGAAGCCACTCCTGCCCCTACTACTACCTCTTCTGGGGCCAACTCTAGTTCGGATGGTCCGGTCTCGGGGGCGACCTCTCCTGCCCCCGAGGCCACACCGTCCGTAGTCGAGGGCGAAATCACACCCTCGCCCTATGACTCTTACAACTGGAATGAGTGGGACGGAAAGTATACTTCCTGGCCCGACGAGTTCCAGGGATGGGGAGAGAGGCTTCATGCGACCCTGGACAACGAGCGAGAGCAGATCCAGAGCCAGCAGGAGCTGTATAGTAATCTCCTAAGTGGCGCTGGGGATTCTCGTGCCGATGAGCTGTCTACGCAGATCGAGACACACCTGGAGAACATCCAATCGCTGGAACAGAAGATTGCCTCGGGGGAGGCAGCACTTCTAGCGGAACAACAGCGTTACAAGGTCTATCAGGATACCGTAGCCTCCGTGTTGGAGCAGGAAGCCGAACGTCATTATGACCGGTTTATCCGACAACATAGTGATGTTTTTACGAATGCGGACCTGAACACTAAGTTCGATACTCTTCTCGCCGAAGACTGGGAACCCGAAGATGCAGTGGGGGCTGTCCGCCTTTCGGACACAGCCTTCAAGCTCGTTCGCGCAGCAGTCAAAGAGGGGACTCCGGTACATCGTGCCCTGGAGTTGGCCGAGGCGAAACAGGCTCTGTCTGAGCCCCGACCCAGACCAGGGGCGAGGCTTACCTCGGGCGCTCGCCCCGGGGCTCGTCCACACCAGACGAATCGGATTGAGAACCGGAAGCCGCGAACCTTTGCAGAGATGCGGGAGTTTGCCATCGATAAGGCTTTTGCTACCCAGAAAAGGAAGTAACTCATGGCTATTAGCCCAGAAGTATTTGCGACCGCACTACAGGAGCAAATGAAGGGTCTCTCCGAGACTTTCATGCTCTGGCATCCCCTCCTTGAGGCGATTGTTACTCGCGGCAACATTGACAGCTCTACCCTCCAGGGCCCGTTCCGAGACTTCGTCTTGGTCCAAGGCGGTCCTGGTTCGGTGGACACCATCTATGGTGGCTCCGAGGTTCTCTCGGGAGGTCGTACCCAGCAGGGAATCCGTGGCAACACGTTCGCTGGCCGTATGATCTACAACTTCGATGTCCCGCTTAAAGACCTGGCCTATGCCAACGGTAAGCAGGACCTCGCTCGCATTCTTCAGAGCTATCCTGAGAATGCCATTGGCGACTTTCACGAGCGCATCAGTGCTCAGTTGGCAACCGGCACCGGAGCCCAGGTCGGCGCGTACCCCACCCTCTTTGGTGGGACCAGCGTAGGCGTGGGCACCTCATCTGTGTCCTTCAACCCTGAAGGTACGGCTCGTAGTGGTTTGTTCTTGGCTGAACCCATTGCCGCCCAGACCTCTACCGTGCACAACGTGATCTCGTCCTCTGGGGCGGGTGGTTGTGTTGGTTGGCATAACCAGTATGCTCGTATCGGCAGTGGCTTTGCCACGGACGGTCGCTTCCAGCTACGTGCGGCGTACTTCGATGCCTCGACGCAGGGTAAGACCCTGGGTCCGGTGGACGTGATGTTTGCTGATCGTCTGACCTACATGCACCTCTTGGATGACCTTGATGACTACGTTCGCGTGGACTCGGTGACCGAGGGTGACCATGTTCCGAAGAACATCCGGCAGGGCATCAAGTTCATGTCTGGTACCATGTACCTGGAGTCGAGCATCGACATTGGCGCTACGTCGCTTGCAGGCACGCCCGCTGCTGATGGCCTTGTCTACGGTTTGAATACTGGCTCGTTCTACGCCTACAATGTGGGGCATGGCGGCGAGGAGACCAAGGGTAACTTCGAGGTCCGTGGACCATTCCGGCTCCCCGAGCAGGACATGATGCGTACCGAAATCGTGCTCCATCAGGGGCTGTATTGTAACCAACGTCGCACCAACTTCATCGTTACCGGTGGCGCGATTCCGTAGGGAGATATCATGTCTGGATTTGGCGATAGCCTTACTACCGTAGGAACCGTTCAGCTTCACCCGCTGGGCACCATCGTGGTCGAGCCCGCTACCCAGGGAGGCACTCGTGCCGACCAGGGCGAGAAGACTTGGATTTATGTCCACAATACTGCGGCTGCTCCTGTAGCCTGGGCGCAGGGTGAGATCATCATGCGTACCAGTGGGGCGACTACGTACCAGGGTGATCGGACTCCGATTGCGGCACAAGCTTCGTCTCGCATCATCGGGGTGGCCCAACATGCTGTGGCCGCAGGCTCATATGGGTTCATCCTCCGAAAGGGTTTGGGTGAAGTCCTGGCGGATACTGGTGGTCTGACAGTAGATGTCGGAATTATCGACGGGAATGCCGTGGCAGGCCGTGCAGACGTTGCAGCGGCAATCACCAATGCCACCTTCGGTTTCTCCACAGAGACCGTGCTTGCGACAGCTCTCGCAACGTGTTGGCTCGACTGTCAGGGCTAACCCTCTAAGGGAGTAGTCCTGTGAATTTGAAGGGTATTAGGGATGCAATCTTCGCACAGGCGGACTGGGCACCGACCCAGTCGCCTGAAGCGATTGTGCGCGTCAACCGGTACATTAACCGGGCGTACAACCAGATATCGCTCGAAGCACCATTTTTGTTCTTCGAGTCGATACTGAAGTTCGCGACCCAACCGGATGTGGTTCCGACGTTGGTGACGGACACCTTACAGATTTGTCCGGCCAATGACACGCTTCCGACAGCGGCCCGCAACCCTTGGGTGCTCTATGCAACTCTCCCTGTGGGAACTGCGAGCGCCATTCAGTGGCAGACTGACCGTAGTTGGGATGGTCGGATGCTGGAGATCACCGTTACGGATGCTGCCGGTGTGAGCACAACGGTACGAAATCGTATTCGTTCGGTTTGGCAAGGGGATCTTGGTGCGGCAGACCATTTCTTCATCACGGTGGAGACGCCCTGGGACTACGCTACGTATGGGTATGGGGAGTTCGCGGACTGGCGGGTCTACACGGACACTTACTACCTCCCCGACGATGTGATCACAGTCAAGTCTACACGGGTCTTCCAGGGAGGCCAGAACTGGCCTCTGAATACGATCAGTCAGGATGAGGCCGAGGACTATTCCCTCACGGATAAACGCTCTGTAGTGGTCCACGGAATCCCTCGTGCGATGTTCCGTAGGCCCCATCGGCAGATGCCTGCGCCCACGGTAGCTCCGATTGCGACGTTCGACCTAGAAGCGACCGTGATGAAGTGGTATGGACCAGAGCCTCCGGGACAGTTCCAATATGCCTTCACGTACTGCTGGGGCAAGCGGGACATGCAACTACGGAATCCCAATGGAGCCTATTGGGCTGGCTATGCGGCGAATGTTCAGAATACTGATACCCCTGGGTACAGCGCGACAACGGACGCTTCGCACCGGATGCGGGAGCCCTTGTGGGAGTCAGCCCCGTCGCCTCTTTCGGAAATCAAGACGGTTGTAATCACGGTGGGGGATGCCACATATACCTCCCCTGGCGTGAAGCTGACTTTTCCCAATATCGACTACATGCAGGGGTTCTTTACGACGGGGACACGCCACACAACGGGGGCCTTCGATAGACGCAATGTGCCTCAATCAGGCTGGTATATCCGTATCTATCGACGCAGGCTGACGGCGGATTTCACTAATTACTCGGTGCTAGGGACGGTAGTGAACACTCAACGGGTGCATGGAGCAGTGCCCCTACAGAACATCGAGTCCCCCGATGCCTATTACCTCCTTACCGAGCTGAACATCGATGAGTTGAATGACGGGGTTTGGGCTGATCGGGGAGAGGTCATACCAGATTACTCCCGGCGTATGAGGGACATCCATGGTTACCAGGGCATTGGGCTGTATCCGAGCCCTGATAATCGGTACGAGCTTGATCTACGTTGTATCCGTCGTCCCCAAGAACTCAAAGATGATCAGGATGCTCCGTTAATTCACGCGGAAGCCATCGAGGTCTTGATCACCCGTGCAATTATTTTTCTCCGAGAAGCAGAGGGAGCATCCGATCTTGCGGCGGCTGCCTGGTCGCAGTATGAACGAGCTATGGCGAATCTGACCAAACGGTATGGTAGCTTGCTACCTGCATCCCGAACTTGGGTGCGGCGACTAGCTGCAATTCGCCCTGGTCGATACCAGCAGCACGGCTGGCGTCGGTGGTACAAGCTTCCATAGGAGAGTGTAATGGAGAAGGACACGAAGTTCCCAGTCAAGCTGATCGGCGGCGGGGTTTATTCATCGATTAGTCAGGATGGCTCATACGTGGAAGGCACCTGTCTTTCCGTGAAAGAGGTAAACGGTAAGCGCAAGGGCGTCATTATGTTCCTGGGGTACAAGCCGGCGACCTACGAGGAGGGTACCGATCAGACGAACGCCCTCAAGCTTATAGGGCGTCCCGCTTCGCCTAAGATCGGTCGGCCCCGCAAGCCCGGGAAGTAGGCCATGGCTGACCCGCGACGACGGGTCCGTGTAGGACCACATCATTTGCGTATCGCGTCTGGGAAGATGTTTATCCCAGATGATGTGGCGAGCCATATCGAGAATATGTACCTTACTACCGAAGGAACACTACGGTCGGTTGTAGGGCCAGCCCCTTATGTGCCAGATACACCCGCAACCGGGGGCGGGGCACCTCCGTCTGGGGGCACTCCCAGTACCCAATTTGGTCTGACCTATGGCAATGTGATGAAGGGCATTACCCATGCCCTTATCAATGGGGGGCAGATGGAAATCTTGCTCCTTCACACGCTGGACCAGATCTGGACTTTTCGGGGCTGGCAACACAAGGGTGTAGGAACAACGGCTTGGTATCCGCTGATGGCTCCCCCAGGTACCTCACCCGTCCCGGGGACCACGGCAGCAATGCCCAATGATCAACGACCTCGGTATCCAACCCAGTTCGTAACGACACCCACGGGGGTTGTGATTATCCCGCAGGACTCCCGGGCCCATTTTTATGATGGGGAGATTGCTCTGCCTCTAGGGTACGGCATGACTCCTGGCCCTCCGGTAGGTATCGGACCAGACAGCCAGCAGCTCTCTACAGCTTGGAGCTATGGGTGGCGTTATACCGATGCCCCCGAGGGCTGGGTCAACAACACAGCCTACGCCCATGATGGACTGATTGGTTTCGATACCCAGATGAGCCCGACGTTCAAGTATGGGCGTATTGGTACCACTATCCAGTCGGGGACGAACACCGAGTGGTCGAAGGTACTTGACCCTGATGCTGGGAGCGGCACCCTCGATATTTTCAAAGACAGTGGGGCGGGCTGGTTGGAACCAGGCTCTTGGCGATGCTGTGTGCAGTTCGTAGATCGTTGGGGCAACCTGTCCCCGCTCTCGGGACCAAGCAACGATGTCCGTCTTGAAAGACAAGCCTCCCTTTGGATTGAGAGCGATGGGGGGGCCCCACCTACCTATTCAGTAGGACCTACTTTGTTGGAGCGCGTGCGGAAGCAGCTTGGGTGGACGGGCGTACCTCTAGGGCCAACAGGGACGTTGGGGCGGATCTTGTACCGGACGAAGGACACCATTAACAGTGGTACTGCCAAGTTTTTTGAGCTTCCACTGAACTCGACCACATCTGCTGATGTGTTTGCTACGCTTCCAGACAATGTCACGACCTTCTACCCCGACAACATCCCTGACTTCTGGTTGTCCCAGAACCCCCTGCGCCCCATACCTGTGCGGAACTTCAAGGTGGGGGCCTTGGCCTTCGGTCGGCTTTGGACGGGCAACTTTGAGGGGGCCCCCGGCCTAATCTATCCTTCCATGATTGGGCGCTGGGGCACGTTCTTGGAGGATGAGGGTATCTACCCAGACCCCTCGGGTGGGGCCATAACGGGGTTCCTTACTGTGCCCAATGGGCTTCTAGCTTACACCGAGGTTTCAACGTACCGCATTGAGCCCTATTACGATGGTGAGGGCTTTCGATCGATGTCGCTCTCACAGACGGTTGGTTGTGATGCGCCTAGTTCGGCTCAGAATCTGCCCGATGGGCGGTCGATTTGGAAGGCACGGGACGGGTTCTACACGTATGACGGGACCACTATCAAGTACATAAGTGAGGAGCTAGAAGAGTTCTGGAAGAGCCATAACCAAGCTCGGGCGTGCCAAGCTACCTCTGCGGTTGATGGTCGGGCCCAGATCTATCGGTGTTGGGTCTC